CCAATATTGATCTATTAGCTCCTCGTGGTTCTGCTAAATCTACTGTTCTTGGTTTATTAACTGCTTGGGCTATTGGTGTTCATACACAAGCTGGTCTTCCACTACAAGTTCTGTATCTCTCTTATACGGTTGATATTGCTCGTTCTAAATCAGCAACAATTAAACGTATTATTGAAAGTAAACGATACCAAGAAGTATTTCCAAAAGTACGTCTACTCAAAAACGTAACAAGTAATGAATACTGGTCAATTGATCATAAATTTGCAGGTATAGATACTACTGGTGAAGAACAATTTACTCTTTGCGCCGCTGGACTAAAAGGATCTGTTACTTCTAAGCGTTCTCATCTCGTTATGATAGATGACGCTATTAAATCAGCTGCTGACATCTCCAATCCTGATATTCGTAAAACAATGCAGGAAAACTGGAATGCAGTTATCGCTCCTACTATGTTTGAAGGGGGTAGGGCTATTTGTCTGGGGACTCGTTTTAGGCATGACGATATTCATTCCACCACCTTTAACGAACAAAACAATTGGATACAAATTGTCCTCTCTGCTATACAAAACAATCCTAAAACAGGTGAAGAAGAATCATATTGGCCTGAAATGTGGTCTTTGGAATATCTAAAAGAAAAGAAACGTCAATCACCTATTGCTTTTTCTTTTCAGTACATGAATAAAGTTGTTAGACAAAATGAATTATCACTAGCACCTGAGTTAATTGTTAAAGCAGAAATATCAACTGAATTTGATACGTTAGGGGTAGGGGTAGACCTATCAGCAGGAATAAGAGAAAAGAACGACTATACAGTAATGGTATTAGGGGGAAGGATTGATGATCGGGTGCATATTATTGACTACAGACGCATACGAGTGATGGGTAATCTAGAAAAATTAGATGCAATGAAAGAGTTATTAAATGATTGGTCGATCATACAAGTAGATCAAGGTGGTCATTATTATCCAACACATTCTACTTGTGATATATGGTCTGAAGCTGTTCAGTATCAAGCGTCATTAGAAGCAGACTTTAAACGTATTTGCTTACAAAATGAGAGTTTATATAATCTAATTTGGCATCCAGTTAAAGGTTTTAGAGGAGATAAGTTGGCTAGATTCCGTGGAATTATGGGTATGTTTGAAGATAGGAAAATTATATTTAACCGCTATAGGAACTTTACAAATATGTTTGAAGAATTAACCAACTTTGGTGTTAGTGGACATGATGATTGTGTAGATGCTTTAGTTTGGTTAGTTACAGGATTAATGAAAAAAGGTAATTTGCAATTAGATTTTTGATTTAGAATAGAGAAAAAGGATAGAACAGTGGGACCAGACTTTCTGACACTTGCATTAACAGCTGTTATTTCTTCTATAACAGGAGGTGGTTGGATTGCTAGTAAAGTTTTAGAACGTCATAAAGAACGCTTAAAAGATGCTATTCAAAATGCTGAAAATCAAAGAATGCGTATCAATGCTTTAGAAGAACATGTAAATAGAATGCCTTTGGAATATGTTCTAAAAGTTGACTTTGTTCGAGAGTTGCAAGATATGAACGATCACTTTAGAGCAATTCATAATAAGCTTGATAAGCTAATGGAAAAGCTTATAGAAAAATGACTTACATACTGGAGTTGGAAGATAATGTTTTCGGTGATTTATGTATTAGTTTCCCTCCTGAAATAACTGATGAATTGCAATGGGAAAGAGGAGATCATTTGGAATGGGACATTAAAGGTATTGGAATCATTTTGACTAAACTAAATGATCCAAAAGGTTATAAAGTACAAGAAGAGTAAAATAGAAATATAGATTTTAAAGAAAATGGCAAGTACTCGGTTTTACGGCGAACAAAACGTGCCTGGTGCCCCTGGAAGTTTTGCAGGTCTAGTCGAAGATGTTTGGCATAACAGAATACCAGGAGTTAAAGGAGGACCAGTAACTCCTCCATCACCACCACTAGGAGGACCAGTTACTCCTCCATCACCTCCATTAGGAGGACCAGTTACTCCAATTCCAGGTATGCTAGGAGGACCAAATACTACAGATTCTCCTTTTGGACATACACCACAATTTACTGGTTCCATAGGATATGGAGATCCTATGCAACAAGCAGGAAACGCAGCAACTTTTTATGGTGGACCACAATTAGGAAATATGGCAGGAATAAGTTTTGATATTGGTGAAGGACATAAAGGTGCAAGTAAAGGAGCAAAAATGTATAACAAGACAAGAAATAATTCAAATACAAATGAAGTTGAAATGATTAAAAATATGTTGGGTGGACCTGTGCTTCCTCAAGCAATGCAAACAGGTGGTGCAATGCCAGGCCAACCTGGAAATATGGCACCTTTTGAAGTTGCAGGTGGTAATTTTTTAGATCCTCGTAGTTGGATAAGTGGAGAAGCAGATAAACAAATTGATTCTGCTAGACAAGGTACATATAAAGGATCAGGAAAAGAAGGATTAGCAGATCAGCTTTTAAAAAGAAATAGTGATCTTCAAAATATGATTAATCAAATGTAGCTTTATGAAAACAAAAAAACTTATAAAAAAAGCTATAAGAAATCCGACACTATTTTCAGAAGAAGAACTACTTTACTTTAAAAAGTGGTTATATCTTAAGAAACAAGCGAAAGCTGCTAAAATCATTAAAAGGAAAGGGGTAAAAGATTAATGGCTACTGACGCTAAGGCCCGTCTTAAAGAAATTATTGATTCTTATCTTGAAAGAGATGGAGGAGGAGGAATTGATACAGGTATCGTAGCGTCCCATTTAGCACAAATGCGACTCTTTGGTGTTCGTCAAGGAGTTGAATTCTTCCCTGCTCAAGATAATTTTGGTAATCAAAGAAAAGATTATATTGATCGAATCATTAAATACAATCAACTTGATTCAAGATTAGATTCTATTTGGGATTATTTCTTATGTGATGGACAAGGTTTATTTTATATAAGACCTACACAAAATAATTATCGTTTATATTTTTTCAGAAAACATGAATATAGAAGTTATTACAATGTTGATGGAGAATTAGATGAAGTTGTAATTATCTATAGTTATAAAAAACGAAGAGGATTAGGAGGAGAACAGCCAATAGCTGATTCTTCTATGACTGGTCAAGATCCTCATAGTGCTCATGGCAAAAAACATTACATTCGTATTTCAATAAAAAGAAAAGAGATTGTAGAAACTCATTCAGAACATGAAATAAAATTTGAAGCTCCATATCCTTCAATGCCAGGGAAGACTAAAACTTTAAAAAATACTTTAGGCTTTATTCCTTGCGTAGAAATTTTTAATAATCCAAAAGGCTTCTCTACAGAAGGTTCTGGAGAATTTGATGCATTAGCTAATCACATCTGTACTCATGATGAGATTATGCAAACCATGAGAAAGAACGTAACTTTCTTTGGTAATCCAACATTACTTTCTTCTAGACCAAAAACAGATCTTGTTGAAGCAGGTGGAGATGCATCTGTTCAGCGTCCTTCTATTGCAGCAAATTCAGGTTTTGTTGGTTTAGGAGCATTAAGTGCTTCTCGTTATAAATCTGATCCTGTTTCTCGTGGTGTGGATGGTCAAATACGAGTTCCAAGAGTTATAGCAAACTTAGAACCTAATGATCGAGTTGGATATATTGTTCCTGATGCAATTACTGGAGATCAAAATGCGTTTTCTCGTCAATATAGAGAAGAAATTAGAACAGCTTTAGGAGGCGTAGATGAATTATCTATATCTGCTGGAGTAACAGCTACAGAATATAAATCACTATTTGGACGTGTTGCAGCAACTTCTAAGAAAAAAGCAAAGGCTATTTATGATTATGGTCTTTGCCGTTGTTTAGAATTAATTATTTTCCAAGAAGAAAGGCTCTTTAAAGAAACACTTGCAGCTGCAGCAGGTTTAGAGAAACCAATGGATTTACCAGATGGTGCAAGTGAAGAAGATAATTATGCATATGAACAAGCTCAATCTATGTATGAACAGCAAGTCAAGAGTTTAATGATGGCTTGTTTGCAAACTGAACAAATTCCTCCAGGAGTTATTGGTTTGATTCCTGATGGTGATGTAACTATTCAATGGAGATGGATGGGGCCAGTTTATGAGGACTCAACCCAAGATGTACTTAATAATTCAATTGTTGTAAGAAACTTACAAGAATTAGGGGTAGATAGCATAGAAGCACTGAAATATCTCTTTCCGTCAAAGACGGATGAAGAAAGAGCAGCAATGCTTTCGGGTTTCCCATTCA